TACAGCATTAGATAGTTCTGGAAATGAAATTTCTATAAATTGGTCAGACGTAGAAGCTTGGACAGACCCAAATGGTTACAAATTAGATAGAGCAATAGCATATCCAAATGTACAAGATTTTATGGAAGCATATACAGAAAAAGAAATAGGTGGTAGTTCTACAAAGTGGAATGCATATGTAACTGCTTATAACAAAGTTAGAAGTGATAATCCTAAACCTGAATAAGTAGTCTATCCGTCTCTTTTCTTAATTTATAAATAGTACTACAATAAGATAGGAATGATTAATGGCAACAATACAGAATATTACTATCGACCAAGATTGTGATTATACTGAAACACTAACAGTAAAAGATTCAACAGGAACAGTAGTTGATTTATCAAATGAAACGATAACTGCTACATTGAGGAAAACACACCTCGCTACCACATCAACATCTTTTACCACAGCAAAAGTAAGTGCAACTGATGGCACTTGTTCAATCACATTAACAGACGCCGTAACAGGTGCTCTTTCAATAGGTCGATATGTTTGGGATTTAACTACAACGGATTCATCTGGTTTAGTTACTAGAAGAATAGAGGGAAGAGCAACGATAACGCCAAGCGTAAGTAGATAATTATGATAGATATTGATCCAGATATAGAAAAACAAATCTCACTCATTCAAGAAGAAAAATTAAATTCTAAACTCAAAGAAGATATAAAAAAAGTTGTCAAGGTCGCAGAACAACCAACAGAAAAATTAGTAGATTTTTTCTCTGTAATTGCTGATGAAAAAAAACAAACAAAAGAAAGAGTTGCTAAATCAGAAAAGAAAATAGCTAATATAGAAGAATTATTTTCTTCTCTAAAAAAAGAGAAAAAGAAAGCAGAACCAAAAAAACAAAAAGAATTATTACTAAAACCTGAAGAAGAAGTAAAAGAAAAAGAACAAACAGTTAGTGAAGTTCTACAGGATGAGTTAGAACCAATAGACTCAGATACAAGCATAATTGGGCAAGTAACTAAAAAACTTTCAGAAATGAAAGTTGCTAATGAACTAGATAAAGAAAAATTAAAAACTTTAGATAGAATAACCTCTTTAGATGAGATGAAAAAAGAGTTTGTTAGATTTAAAGAAGTTGTTACTAAACAAATGGGTTCAATTGGTGGTGGCGGTGAAGTTAATTTAGCAAAGTTAGATGATGTTGATACTGATACTGCTCTAATAGATAAAAGAGTTTTACAATATGACGCTACAACTGGTAAGTTTGTAGGTACAACTTTAGAAACTGAAGATTTAATTTTAGATGGTACAGACGCAAGTGGTTCAAATGCTGGCGATAGATTAGTTATGGATGGCACAGATTCATCATCTTCAAACGCAGGTGATGGTGTAGATTTACAAGATGGTACTTTTGGTGCCCCGGCACTAGATTTAAGTGCTGTAGACCAAGACATTTTACCAGATACAACCGATTCAAGAAATTTAGGTAGTGCATCAAAAAGATGGAATGATTTATTTCTTTCTGGTGATACAATTGACCTTGCAGGCGCAACAATAAGTGCTGATGGCACAGGGACAATTGCAATATCAGCAACAGGTGCAACATTACCTGCTGGTTCAAAAGCAGGAATAAATGAATTAGCCGTTTTATCATCTAGTGGTGAAACTTTACAACCTACAAGAGTAGTACCTTTCTTTACTGCTACTGGAGGACTAAGTACAAAAAATACAGAATTTGAGTTTAATTCATCTATTGATACTCGAACAACATTTACAGGAACAAAAACATTTACATTGGCAAATGGTTCACCACTAACTGATAGTGATACAACCATTTTTCAATTTTAGGAATAAATTATGGCAAATAAAACACCAATAAGAGCAGTATTCAATGACGCTGGTACGGCAACAGGTCTTGCTGAATTTCAGACAGGCGATTCAGTACCTCTATCACATGGTGGTATTGGGGCCGCATTATCAATAGGTAGTGCAGGTCAAGTTTTAAAAGTTAATTCACAAGCAAGTGCTTTAGAGTTTGGTGTTGTAGAAGCAATTGTAAATATTGATAATGCAACTAACTTAACAAGTGCTACACTAGCAACAAGTGATTTATTTTTAGTATCTGATAATGGTACTGAAGGTAGAGCAACATTATCACAAGTAGATACACTATTTAAATCTACGACACAAACCCTCACAAATAAAACAATAGATTTAGACGCAAATACAATTACTGGTACTCTATCAGAGTTTAATAGTGCTTTACAAAGTGAAAGTTTTGCTGGTCTTGCAGCTACTCAAACATTAACAAATAAAACAATTAATAGTAACGCAAACACATTACATATTGACTTAGACGATTTAGGTACCTTTACAGGTACACTTGCAGAATTTAACTCTGGACTACAAGGTGATAGTTTTACTTCATTAACAGGTTCAGAAACACTTACTAATAAAACTTTAACAGAGCCGACAATAACAGCACCAACAATAACTGCACCAACAATAACCGGTGTATTTACTACAACTGGTGCTGTCTTTGCAGGTGCTAGTCCACTTGTATTTGAGGGTGCAACTGCAAACGCTTTTGAAACAACTTTTGCAATCACGGATCCAACGGCAGATAGAACAGTTACTTTTCAAGACGCTACTGGTACAGTTGCATATCTAACAGATATTACAGGCGGTGGTGCGTCAGAGTTCTCAACTGTTAAAGTTAATACAAGTGTTATATTTGAAGGCGCAACTGATGACGCACATGAAACAACTTTAGCTGCTGTTGACCCAACAGGAGATAGAACAGTATCATTACCAAATGCTACTGATACACTAGTAGGTAAAGCAACAACTGATACACTTACTAATAAGAGTATTGATAGTGATAATAACACAATTACAAATATTGTTAATGCAGATATTAAATCAGCAGCTGCAATTGCATTTAGTAAGATGGCAGACTTAACTGCTTCAAGAGCATTAGTTTCTGATGGTAATGGTGATGTATCTGTGAGTGCTGTAACATCAACTGAAATAGGATATCTTGATGGAGTTACTAGTGCTATACAAACACAATTAGATAACAAATCAACTAAAGCATTTGCAATCGCTCAAGCAGTCGCATTAGGATAGTTATAAATAGTTATAAAGGAAGAATAATATATGGCAGTCCCAAGTACAAAAGCAACACTAAAAGAATACTGTCTACGAGCATTAGGTAAGCCTGTAATTGATATAAATGTTGATGACGACCAAGTAGATGATAGAATAGACGAGGCAGTACAATATTTCTGTCAATATCATACAGACGGTGTTGAGAGAATGTATCTAAAATATGAAGTGACGGCAGCCGATATAACTCGTATGACTGCTGATACATCTGAATCGGTTACAGAGAATGGTGTTACCACTACATGGAAACAAGGAAATAACTTTCTTATAGTTCCTGAAACTGTTATCTCAGTTGTCAATGTATTTCCTTTATCTGATAGAGCAAACTTAAATATGTTTGATGTTAGATATCAATTAAGATTAAACGACCTATACGATTTCTCATCTACAAGTATTGTACATTATCAGATGACAATGCAACATTTAGACTTTCTTGACCATATATTAGTAGGAGAGAAACCTATGAGATTTAATCATCTATCAAATAAATTATTTCTTGATATGGACTGGAACAATGATATTACAGCAGGTGAATTTTTAATCTTTGAGGTTTTTAGAAGATTAGACCCTGCAACAAGTACAGATATGTTTGATGACCTTTATTTAAAAAGATATACAACCACTTTAATTAAAAAACAATGGGGACAAAATCTTTCAAAATTTTCAGGTACTGCTATGTTAGGTGGGGTTACTCTAAATGGACCTGAATTATTCTCTACAGCAATTCAAGAACAAAGACAGTTAGAAGAAGAAATTAGAAGTAACTATGAAGAACCTGCCCACATGCAACAAGGATAATTAAATGCCAACTAATGTCTATTTTGACACAGGCACAACATCTGAGCAAAGACTATACGAAGATTTAATTATAGAACAGCTCAAGATTTACGGCCAAGATGTCTTTTACTTACCAAGAAAGATTGTTAATAAAGATACAATCTTTGGTGAGGATCCTGCAAGCTCATTTAATGACTCATACATTATTGAAATGTATGTGGACAATACTGATGGATATATGGGCGAACAAGAGATTATTAAAAAGTTTGGTTTAGAATTAAGAGATGATATTACTTTTACTTTATCTAAATTGAGATGGGAAACTCTAGTAGGTAATAATTCAGATTTAGTTGCTGATAGACCACAAGAGGGTGATTTAGTTTATTTCCCTACAACAAAATCATTCTTTGAAATACAGTTTGTAGAACATGAACAACCGTTCTATCAACAAGGCGCTTTACCAACATACAAGTTATCTTGTACTCGATTTGAATACAGTTCAGAAAGAATTGATACTGGTATTGCTCAGATTGATAGTGTTGAAGATAGTCTATCAACTGATACAATGAATTTCCAATTTAGTTTAGAAAATGAAACTGGTTCTTTTGTTTTAGAAAATAGTATTGGTGCAATAGATTATATAATTAATGAAAGTTTCACAATGGCAACACAATCACCTACTGACCAAGGCCAGGCATTTGAAACGGCTGCAGGAACAAATACTTCATCAACGGCTGATGATATATTAGACTTCAGCGAAAGAAATCCATTTGGAGAGGTTGACGAATACTAATGTTTGGAGAACACTTTTACCACAAAAAGATTCGTAATACTGTTATTGCGTTTGGTACAATATTTAATAATATAAATATTAAGAGATTAGATTCTAGCGGAAATCCTTTACAAAATATTAAAGTACCTTTATCATATTCACCAAAAGAAAAGTTTTTAGCCAGATTAGATGCACAACAGGACCTAAATGGGGACGATTCATCTGTGGCAATCACTCTACCTCGATTGTCATTTGAAGTTACTGGATATAGTTACGATGGCGGTCGTAAGTTAAATAAGAATCAAAAGATAACTAAAGTAACAACAAATGCCGACACCTCTAAACTGAATAGTCAATACACACCTGTGCCTTATAATGTTGAATTTGCTTTAAGTGTTTATGTGGCTAATTCAGATGACGGATTACAAATAATAGAACAAATACTTCCATACTTTCAACCTGATTATACTGTTACTATGATTGAAGATAGAACAATGGATACAAAAAGTGATATACCAATCGTGTTAAACAATGTAGAATTTGAAGATAGTTATACAGGAACATTAACAAGTAGTAGAAGAATAATTTACACACTAACATTTACAGCAAAAGTATATTTGTATGGCCCAATATCTACATCAGCTGTAATTAAAAAAGTATCAGCTGACTTATATTCTGTCTCGCAAAGTGCTAGTTCACCAAGAGTCGAAAGAGTTACAGTTACACCAAATCCAATATCAGCTGATAAAGATGATGACTATATATACACTACCACGCTAGATTTCTTTACCGACACTTTAGATTATGATGAAGCGTCTGGTGATGATAAGTAGTTAAGAGGACTTTAATATGAGTAAAATTGATGATAATTTAAACGAAGTATTAGGTATTGCTGAAATAGATAAAACTTTCGAGGTGGAAGTATTACCTAAGAAAACAAGTACCGAAGTATTAGTACCAGAAGATAAGGATCCAGATATTGACTTTGAGACTGGTAGAAAAAATCTTTATAATTTACTTGATAAAGGTAATGAAGCAATTGATGGTATACTTAGTTTGGCAAAAGAAGGAGAACATCCTCGTGCTTATGAAGTTGCAGGACAATTAATCAAGACAGTAAGTGAAGTATCACAAAATCTCTTAGACCTACAAGATAAATTAAAAAAAATAAAAGATATACCCGATAAAGGACCAAAGAATGTTACTAACGCTTTATTTGTTGGTTCAACAACTGAACTACAAAAGATGTTAAAGAATAAAAAATAATGATATTTTTTAGACAAAACCTACATGAAGTAATTACACTACCTGAACCACCTGTTGATGATTTAACAGAGGCGTATCAGGTGGAAAAAATAATTAGACAAAGAACAGAAAAAGATGTTCAGTCTATTCAAGACCATGACCAAGAACCTTACTATGCAATTCGCAAAGTTTGTGAGGAAAATGGTATAGAGTTTCATGATAGTGAATTTAAACAAATTATAAAAGAGTCTGTACCAGTAATTAAACACTTTAAAGATTTTTTTAATCGTGCAAGACCGGCTGAAGTTCTTTCTAGTTTAAATACTTTACCAAGTAAAACAAATAAAACACCATCATATCCAAGTGGTCATGCGACTCAATCAGTTATACTTGCAAGATATGTTGCTGGTAAAGTACCACAATTAGAAAAAGAATTAATGAAAGCGGCTTACGAATGTGGTTATGGTAGAGTACAGGCAGGGTTTCATTATGTTTCAGATTATGATATTGGCAACTTACTTGGTGAAAAGATGTATGTGTTAATGAATAAAATGGATTATGGACAAGAAATGAATGAAGGCAAAGTAGCTTTCAAAGATTTCTTAAAAAATTAAATGGGAACAACTGACCAATATTTAGGTAATCCTAATTTAAAGAAAGCTCACACTCCTTCTAGATTTACAAAGAAACAAATTCAAGAAGTGATGAAGTGTCTTGAGGATCCTAAATACTTTATACAAGAATATTTAAAAATTGTTACCATTGATAAAGGTTTAGTGCCTTTTGAAATGTACGACTTTCAGCGGAAGATGGTAGATACTTTTCACGATAATAGGTTTACAATATGTAAATTACCTAGACAAAGTGGAAAGTCAACTATCATAGTTTCCTACCTCTTACATTATGTATTATTTAATGATAATGTGAATGTTGCAATATTGGCCAACAAATCTTCTACGGCAAGAGATTTATTAGGTCGTTTGCAATTGGCTTACGAACATTTACCCAAATGGATGCAACAAGGCGTTCTCAATTGGAATAAAGGTTCACTCGAATTAGAAAATGGAAGTAGAATTGTAGCGGCAAGTACTTCTTCTAGTGCTGTTCGAGGAAGTACCTTTAATATAATATTCTTAGATGAGTTTGCTTATGTACCTAATAATATTGCCGAAGAATTTTTTAGTTCAGTTTATCCTACAATATCATCTGGTAAAACATCAAAGGTGATGATAGTATCTACACCACATGGTATGAATATGTTTTACAAGATGTGGATGGATGCAACAAATAAGAAAAGTACTTTTGTTCCTGTCGAAGTACATTGGAGTGAAGTACCAGGTCGTGATGAGAAATGGAAAGAACAAACAATTAAGAATACAAGTGAATCACAATTTGCAACAGAATTTGAATGTGAGTTTCTAGGTA